CAAAGAGTGGTCGCAAACAAGTGAGACTCACATCTTCTCAAGTCGCAATAGCGAGAAAATTAGGTGTGCCACTAGAAGAGTATGCGAAACAACTTATAAACACGAAGGAGGTATAGGCATATGACAAACAATAAACCAACTCGTGCGAGTCAAACTAAAAGTGATTCTACAAAAGTACAATCACAAGCTAAAACGGTTGCGCCAAAAGCAAGACCAAAAGTTTGGACTCCACCATCGTATTTAGATACGCCCAACGCGCCAGACGGATTCAGACACAGATGGGTCAGGATAGAAGTCTTAGGATTTGTTGACACGAAAAACATACAAGGACGCTTAAGGTCCGGGTATGAGTTAGTAAGGGCAGACGAATATCCTCAAGAGGACTTTCCAGCAATTGCAGACGGCAAATACGCAGGGGTTATCGGACACGGCGGCCTAGTGCTGACTAGGGTACCGGAAGAGATCGCAAGGTCAAGACAAGAGTATTTTGCTAAGCAAGCTCAAGATCAACAGACCGCAATCGACAACGATCTTATGAAGGAACAGCATAGGGGAATGCCTATCGATATTGATATGCAAACTCGTACAACCTTCGGTGGCAAGAAAAGTTAAAAATTTTTAACGAATCAAACCAGCGATTGAACATTAAACCGTAACTGGAGGCCCGCAAGGGTAGGTTACATAAGGAGAAAACAATATGGCTAATGCGTCAACAACTGGGTTTGGATTCAGACCCATTAAAATGGTTGGTCAGGCATATAACAACGCTGCTATGTCAGAGTACAGTGTTGCTGCTTCTTCTGCTTTAATTTCGCACGCATGTTTAGTGCAATTAACTGCAGACGGAGTTGTACTTGCTTCAGGAAACACAGATGCAAATAATCTGGGTACACTGAATGGAGTATTTTATACTGATTCAACTTCAAACAAACCAACGTTTAGTAACTTTTCACCTGCAAGTAACGCCGCGACTGATATAGTAGCTTTTGTTACAGACAACCCTCAACAAATGTATGAGGTTATGTCTGCTGATACAGCTTTCAATCAGAACGAAGTAGGCGGATGTGCAGACCAAGTTAATGATGTTGGAGTTACTCCACTGTTTATTTCGAAATCAAAAATTTCGGCTACAACAGGATCGAGTATCGCACAATTAAAAATCATCGGAGTTTCTAGAGATCCTGATCATTCTGATACTAGCGCTGAGGGCTTTGCTCTTAGAGTTTATATCAATGAACATATCTTAGGAAACAACGTAGCAGGGATATAATAGGAGGTATTTAATACTATGGCTATATCACGAAACCAACTAGTTAAAGAACTAGAGCCAGGATTGAATGCACTATTCGGCCTGGAATATAAACAGTATGAAAATCAGTCAGCTGAAATTTATACTACTGAGTCATCTGACAGAGCTTTTGAAGAAGAAGTTATGTTATCAGGATTCGCTCAAGCATCAGTTAAACCGGAAGGTTCTGGTGTAAGATACGATCAAGCTCAAGAAACTTTCACAGCTAGATACACTAACGAAACAATTGCGTTAGCGTTTGCTATTACTGAGGAAGCTATTGATGACAACCTGTATGACAGACTTGCTTCAAGATACACAAAAGCTTTAGCAAGATCTATGGCTCAAACTAAACAAGTTAAAGCAGTTGCACCATTAAACAATGGTTTACCTGGAGGAAGTTTTACTTCAGGCGATGGTGTTACTCTTTTCAACACAGCTCACCCAACGATTTCTGGAACTTTCCAAAATACGTTGACAACAGCTGCGGACTTAAACGAAACTTCATTAGAGCAATCAATGATCGACATTGCAGCGCTTACTGATGAAAGAGGTTTAAAGATCGCTGCTAAAGCTACAAAGATGATCATTCCATCTGCACTACAATTCACAGCTGAAAGACTTATGGCTTCTGCTGGTAGAGTTGGAACTGCTGATAATGATGTCAATGCATTAAGATCTATGGGGATGATTCCTCAAGGTTACTCTGTTAACAATTTCTTAACAGACACAGATGCGTTCTACATTATCACTGACGTGCCAAATGGTATGAAACACTTTGAAAGATCTCCATTGACTACTAAAATGGAAGGTGACTTTGATACTGGTAATGTGAGATACAAAGCTAGAGAAATATACGTATTTGGCGTATCAGAC